AAGTGAAGACGGTGTCGGGCGTGCAGGGCAGGAATCAGGCCTACCGGGCAGCGGCCGGCATCAGCGACACAGAATATTTCTATGCTGTGTGGGCCAAGATAAAGACCAATCCCTGTTTTGGTTTCGATTTTGTGCCCGACACCCTAAAATCTCCTAGGCATTACATATTTGATTGTTACAATCCCGTAATAGATTACACCTATGGACACCAGGCCATAATATTATACAACAAGAAGATGGTGCTAGAGAACATGGGCACAGGATTGGATTTTACTCTGTCCCAACAGCACGATCATATCAAACTATTAAGTGGTGAAACCATGTTTTATCGTGATCCTCTGACAGCATACAGGACCGCATTCAGAGAAGTGGTCAAGTTGTTACATGCAAAAAAGACTTGTCCAACAGTGGAAGCCAATTACATCTTGTTGAAATGGTGCACTGAGTCTAACATGCAGAATGCAAACTATGTGCGTGATGCCTATAAAGATGCCGTGGATTTCGTTGACAACTGTTCTAGTGATTTTGAGAAATTATTGCAATCCTATGAATGGCAGTTCGTTGATGAACTTTATCAACAGAGATACCATTAATCTTTAAAAGTCTTTTCCAACAATTTGGAAGTTTTTGATTCCATTTCTCTCTTTAATTTGGGAATGTCGAACTTGAGATCCACATGTTTGATGTTGGCATAATTGGTATTGATGAATCTCTTTAGTGTGTCAGCAACATGGGTCTCGGTCTTTTTGGCCTGTAATTCTTTCTCGACATCATAGTGTATTGTGACATTGTTTTTCAATTGAATGTCACACCACTTGACGTAGCCAATGGGCATGTTGCTGTATTTAATACCTTCCAGCACTTCTGGCCATTCCTTGACAAATTCCGAGGTCAACTGCACCCAGGTCTGTTTAGTTCTTGGCAGTTTCCTTGGCATTGGGTTTTTTATTGGATTTTGCTGCTGCCTTGGGCTTGTCTTCCTTCACGGATAATTCTGTCAAAGAAATGCCCATGTCTTTGGCGATCATTTCATTTAACTTGTCCAGACCAATTTTGCCTTCCTCTCCTGGACCATAGGTCACTATCACTTTAGCAGTGGGCATCTTCTTGATGTAATTGTCATTGTGCAACAAAGCCAGCATGTCTATGCCATCCGGAAATTTCTGCCTGGCAAGATATGTGCCCAGTTCGAAACTGGCCTGTCCTTCTGCGCTCTCCAGTGCTCTCATGAATGCGTTGTGATACACGTCTGATAGGAACTTGGGTCCTATCACAAGGCAATTTTCTGGTTCCTCTGGAACTGTTCTGAATATGATTGCCACCTTTGCGCCATCATCTTTCAATATTCCTGTGTGCTTGAAATACTTCCTTGCCAACTTCGCTTCCACATCTGCTGAGGAAGCATCCATAACCAATTTGTCGTATAGATTAAACATTTCCTACTTTCCTGCGGCGGCCGCTGCCGTCGCTGTTTTGTTTTCTTCAGGTTTGGTCTCTGGAGCCACTTTGGCCAGGAACCCTTGAAGCTTGTTATACATCAATCCCACGGTGGCCATTTCATTGGCTCTGAATGCGCCTCTAGTGGAGGCCACGTCGATGATGGTTGCTAGATTTTTGAGATCACCGATGCTGAGATCGGTCGCTGCTTGTTGTGCAGGCGCGGCTTGTGCCGCCTGTGTTGCTTGCGCTGGTTTGGCCTCGGCGGCTGCTTTTGGCGCCTTGACTTCAGCTTCTTTTTTTGCTTTTTTTGTTGCCATTTTTTCTCCTAATTGCAATTAGAATACAATTGTAGCAAAATTAGTTAGTGAGGTCAATGCTTAAATTCCAGCATTCTGGGCCATGCCGCTGAGCACGAACATTGTGAGGTCACTGGGCTCTTCAAATCCAATTGTGGTAACGATGTTTACTTGATCATTGTGACAACTATAAATCGCACCATTTACCATGGCAAATCTGCCTGCGCAGTTGGCATAGATCCAGCGAGCAGTTTTATGCATCTGGTGATCTGGTTGACTTGGTAAAGAGATAGACTTGAAGTGTGGGGGTATACGATCTAGCTTCCTAGGATGAAAATTTTTAGCATTAATCCTCATAGTTCACAGTCATCCCGAATGGTGCTTGTATGTTTCTCTCATGACTATTATTGATCAAGAATATGGTGTCGCAATAGTCCTTGTCACCCCAGCTGTCGAACGGCCAACCATCTGTGAACATGATGAATTTCTTGGGCTCGATTCCTTCTTCTTTCATGAAATCCCAGTTGCACATGAAGTCAGTGCCACCACCCGACCCTATCACATACTCTGTCAACTCATCCATGTTGTCTGGTGTGAATATTTTGGGGTTGAACACTTTGGTGTCAAACGACCAAAGATGTATCTTGAAGTCCTTGTATTGTTCCATTATGCCGCGTATCTCGCCCAGGAAATCCCTGCATTGTTGCTCAGTGATAGAACCCGAGGCGTCGATGGCCAGACAGATGTCGATGCTGTCGTTGTTGATCATGCCTGGCAGCACGGCGTCCATGTGCCAGCTCCTTCTGCTGGGCTTCATGAAAGTGTAGTCGCTCTTCATCGTGCTCAATATCTGTTGCTGTATGATCTCTCTCCAGTTCAATTTGGGTTCGGTTAGGTCTGATATCATCCTCTGTATGCTGCCTGGCAGATTGCCCGCGCCTGTGCTCTGTGCTGCCGACATCATGGCTTCCTTGATCTCGTCCTTGATTTTTTTAAGCTCTTCCTTGGTGTACACAGGTTTTCCATTTTGGCCCTGTCCCTGTCCATCCTTGTTCTTGTCCTTGCCCTCGCCCTCGCCCTGTCCTTTGCCCCAATCGATGTGCTCATCCAACAGTTGTCCCAATTTCTTGAGATCGATCTTGTTCTTCTTGACCTGTTTCATCAGCTCATCGTAGATCTTTTCTGAAGCCCAGTCCTTGTACTTGTCGTCTTGGAAGCCCTTGTTCTCGCCCTTCTTGCCCTTGGGCATCTCTCCGATCCTGTGGTCCACCAGTATCTGGTTCACGGCATAGTCGCAGGCGATGTTCCAAATCTCGGGATTCCTGCCCTCGGATCTCAGCAACATGTGCTCGAACACGTTGTGCAACACCTCATGTCCGAACAGGAACTCGGTCTCTCGGGGAGTGAGGCTGTCTATGAATTTGATGTTGTAGAAGAAGTGTCTGCCATCCGTGGCCGCTGTGGGGCACCAATCATCCGCATTCACTATCTTGAGTCTAGTTGCAAGATTGCCGAAGAAAGGATGTTTCAACAGCAGTGCTATCCTCGCAGTGACCAGTTTGTCTAGTATCTTTTGATCTGTGGTGGCCATTATTTAGACTCCATGGCAGTTATGACATACTTGCCAAACTTCTTATGGAACCTATCAAATGATTTTAACTTGCTCGGATCAAATGGCAGCTTGTAGTTTGTGAGAGCGATCTTCGCACCCATCACGACTAACTCTGTTTCAAAGTTGTCCATCATGTAGTTGAAGAACCTGTCCGCCATGTCGTTCCAATTTTTTTCTTTGTTGATGTGCGCCTGTTGCAGTTCATAGCACAGGCTCACCGTAAGCGAATACATCGCTGATATCTCCTTGGTCTTGAGGTCCTTGACCTTGCCGCTCAATATGTCGGATGGGTTAGGTAGCTGGCCGCTAATTTTACGATGATTCATAAACTTAACGGCCAGGCCCTCTCCTACTGCGCCTGCCACGAGGTCAGTGAGCGTACTTTCAGGCAGGCTGTCCGATAGAAGTTGGCTAACGAAACTCCATGATCTTGGAGTCGCGAAAGAACGTGATGATCCCTTGGGATCAAAATCATACAAATCTTGTTTGGCGAATGTCACATAACCCACCACGTCAGGATGAATTCTGTGCAGTGTGGCCCACTGCATCCAGTCATCATAGTCCACTCTCAGTTCGATGTGTACGAACCTGTTGGCCAACGGTGCTGGCATCCTGTAGGTAACACCTTTGTCAGCATCTCTGTTGCCCGCTGCCACGATCGCAACACCTTTGGGAAGGTGATATTGACCAACTCGGCGATTTAGGATCAGTTGATATGCAGCCGCCTGCACAGCGGGAGCGGCTGAGTTAAGTTCATCCAGGAATATTATGTCTGTTGATTTGGGGTCTGTGGGCAATTCTGCCGGAGGAGCCCAGACCATGTTGTTTTCTTTGGAATTGAAATATGGAATACCTTTGATGTCAGTGGGTTCCCACAATGGCAATCGTATATCGATCACTTGTCTGCCCTGGTCTTCTGCGATCTGTTTGACTATGTCAGATTTACCAATGCCCGGCGCACCCCACATCATCAGTGGTCTTTGCAATTGCAGGCAATGCGATAATGCCGCCTTTGCTTCGTTTGGCGTTACGGTTCTGTTTTGAGAGCCAACCGTCGTGCTCTTTTCTTTTTTGCTCACCATTTTTAGACCTCTCTAAAATTTGTTTATGTTATCATTATAGCATAAAACCATATAAGGTCAATTGGGCATAAGCCACTGATTTTATTGACTTTTTTGTTCGTCCATCTTGCTCATGGCGCGAGCCAAGCCATATTTGGTCACATCTCCGGCAAACATCATCAGTTGCAGGGCCATTCTCTCCATGGTCACAGTGATCTGTTTTTTGTCAACATAGTATGGACAGTCCACGAATTCGTCCAGCCATAGGAAGGTCTGCGGCGTGAAAATGATCTTGTCGGGAAATTTTATCGTGTAGATTTTTATGTCTAGACGTTTCACGATGTCCAATCCCTGTTTGGTCAATCGCAGTGATCTGGCCTGATAGCTCTCCCTCACATTCTGCCACCAGGTGTAATAACAGCTCTTGACAGTTTCTTCATGATCAGGCTGGTTCAGCAGTTGCATGAAGGTACGAGTATAGGCGGTCTTGACGTCCATACTGTTAATTATCTCTTGAATTTTTCTCCGGTCTTTAATAGATACACACCAAACTTGTCGGTCTTGTGCATGGTGTTGAGTTTCTTGGCCAGATTCTCCGCGTGTCCCGGATTGGAAAAAGAGACTTTCTTGTATTTGGGACCTGGGTAATTGGAAACCAAACTCGAACTCTTTAGATTGATCGGCTTGCCATCGTAAAATACCGCCCAGATTCCCTCCGCAGCCAGAACTTCTTCTTGCTTGTAGGTCTCTTTATTGCTGATTGTTAACAGCACTGTTGGCTTGGGCCTTGACATAATCTATCAAGGTATTTACCAATTTTTACCAGATAGATTATTTGGAGAAGTTGCCGCCGTCCATTTCGATGTTGATCGTTTGGGCCTGCTGTGCTGTTTTCAGAGCCTCGATCATTTCTTCCTGCACAGACACTATTCTCGTCATGGTCTGGCTCAAACTGTAAGCTAAACGGTCGGCGTCTTGCATGGTCAAAATAACAGTGTTTTCCTGTTTGTTTTTGGAAGTGCGTACTCTGGCTATGAAGTCTTCAATGGGCCGCGTCTGAATTTTGTTCTTTGATTGCGTCATTTAATACCTGTTGCATTTCTATTTTAGTTTTGATAGGCCCCTTATAGGCATATCGCTGTAGTGTAATTACCTTGGGACAGTATGCCTTCCTCCAACCCTTTGGAAAGTCTATGATGTAATATCCTGCACAAAACAGACTTCGACTTTTGGGCGTTTTGGTATAGATGGGCAGTTGTTTCTGTACATCAAACATGGAATTGTAAGGCTGTTGTGAGCAGGGAAATCCATGCACTTGCCATTCGGTTTCACTGTCTTGCGGTTTATTTTTTGGCACTGTGATATCTGTGGCAAATATGCCCGATCCGAATCGTGCGTACAAGCTCTCCTGTGTGGCATATTCCTGTCTCTGATCTTTCCTGCCCAGGAAGACCCAACCATTGTCATCCTTCTTCTGCAGTGTGCCCAATTTCTGGCCATTTTCTTCTATGATCCAAAACTTGTCCTTGACTAATATCTTTGCTTTGACTGTCATGCCAACCTCGCATTGAATGGTTCCACATACAACTGTGCCTGTTCCGTAATCTTCTGTAGGTCATATTTGGCACAGAATTTCATGAATCTTATGCCCACTTGTGTGATCTGTTTGTTCTCTGCCTTGGCATTTTCGATGGTTTGATCCAATTCCTGTATGATGGCTTCTGGCTGTGCACGTAGATCAACCAGCAATCTGTTGCGCTCATAATCATCCACGACCCTGTGTTCCACGCCTTCTGGATCCACCCATTTGCTCAGCATCAGATTGTTCCAGGCATAGCCTTTATTGTTTCTATCTTCATACGCTTCCAATAATCCCACTTTGCTCTTGGTTCCTTTTTTGCGCACACCTGGGTATGCTGAAAATATGTTATCGGATGAATCACCTCGCATGGCCTTTTCAAACAGCATCCATTCTTTGTTTTCCACTTTCCTGTGCTCCTTGGTCTTGCTGTCTATCACAGGATTGCCTTTCTTGTCAAAATATCCATCCACTGTCATGGTCTCTTCCGTGATACCATTGTATTGTCGCACATTGGGTGCTATCAATTGATTGAGATCCTTGTCTGTGCTGATGATCACATGCTGCTGATCCGGGTGCAGATCGATCCAGCGAGCTATGAGATCATCGGCCTCGCATCTGCCATTTTGCAACACCGTGACGTTGGTCTTGGTGCGGATAAAATCCACGAAATCATCATAGCACTCCCAAAACAGTTTGTTCTCTTCTTGCTCCGCGGCAGTCATTGCCAGCACTGTTTCTGCACGGTTTCTCTTGTAAGGCGGGTAATGATCTTTCCTCCAGCTGCGTCCCTCCAAACAAAACACCACATGAGTGCCATCGAAGTCGTTCCAGGCTTTCTTGATTGAATTCAGGGTGATGTGTATGGCCATGCCGATCTTCTCAGAAGCGTCGCCACGTATCACGTGCCTCGCTCGGAAAAAAGTATTCGCAGTATCGACCAATATGTGGGTCATATAACTATTATAACAACTATTTGGTTTTTTGTCTATATGTTTTTTTCTAATGCTTTTATTTCATTAATATATATAGAGTTTTTTTGTTGCCATTCTGTGTGATATAGTGTTAATTGTTTTTCATTATTTTTTTTATAAACATTTAATCTTTTTAACACTTTTACAAATTTATCATAATCGTATAAATCTGTCATTTCTATCTTTTCTATATTCTTTTGTTGTTGATATTTTTTCTGTGTATTCCACCATACTATTGGTAAAATTTTAGAAATATTATTGGTGTCAATTCTTTTGCTTAAACCATCAGTTGTGTAATACTTGAAACAATCAACAGCTTTTTGTAAACTATCACTGCATACTTTTGTCAAATACATCTTAATAATTACCGGCAAAATTTCTTTAGAAAATCCAATATAAAAAAATTTTGACGGGTAGGTTTGAAACTCGTCATACCATATATGGCTCAATTCGATATTGTTTGCCTCGTTGAGTTGTAACTCTTGTTTTTTTCCTTTTTTAAATGAAAATTGAGTTTTATTTTTGAATTGACTTGAGAATTTTGCTTGTCCAACGTTGGTTATAGTTTTTCTTATTTTTCCTACTTGCATGATTTTACAAGAATTTATTAAAAAATCTCCATGACTGCCACCAAGGGCCAAGATTATTATTTTGGGATATATCATAAAAATTTATGTAATTTGTTGGAAAACAGTTGATAATTTTTTACATCTAAATTTTCAATATACACGGGAACAAAATTTTTTCGATCATTTTTATACCTTTGAATATATAGATTGGTGTACAAAATTTTTAAATTAATATTTTTAGTTTGGCATATTTTTATTAATTTATCAATTTTTTTCTCACAAATTTTTCTAATTTTTATAAATTTTGTTTTTTGTGATTGAAAATAATTATAATAATTTTTACACAGGCCGGTATCGTAATGTTCTAAAGTTTCTCTTGTTATTTGAGATAGAGGTATAGTATGTAAAAAATAATTTCTAAGTTTAATTCTTTTGGGCAAGGAAAAATTATATGGACCCAGTTGTATAATTAAAGTTCTACATTCTACTTGTTCAAGTAGGTATTCAGCATTATGCAGCACAGTAAAATGATCTGCTCCATTTACACCAAAATTTCCTGTAGTCTTCTTAGTTTTATTTTGTAAAAAGAAGGGCCATGTTTTTTTTGGATCAACATTTATTCCCCATGTTGCACTAGCGCCCACACATACTATTTCATAATTTTTTAAGTCTTTTTTTCTAGATCTATCTAGATTGCCATTATAACTATATCTCCATCCTATAAATCCGTTTTTATCTTTAGATAATATATAACCTTTAAAAACGTTGCACTCCCACCATAATTTTTTTAAATTTAAAATTAGTATTCCATTATTTTTAATTTCATTTAAATTTTGTTTTATTGATCGGTCATCTGTATTCTTAAAACATGAGCAATCAAAAATTGGTAAAATTTTTTTATTGATTGAATAATATACCTTACAGGTCTGTTTGTGTTTCTTAAAGCCACTAAATTTAAAAAAAAGTGTAGAATCTATATGAGATTCATCCAGGTCAAAATAATATTTTCCTTGATTGATTTGTAAAAGTTGATTTTGATATTCAATTTGAATTGGAGAATTTTCTAAAATATCAATACAAATTTTGACATCAACTAACCTCGGTCTTGCCGTCATTGCGTCTATTTATTTGCACATAACCAGCACCGGTGATATCTATGCCCTGCTCATTGCCAATGGTTTTGCATAGGCTTTGGAACCAACGGTCCACGATTTCTTCCTCCGTCTCGCCCTTGTAACCGTTCTGTTTCAACATGTTGACGAACTCATCATTCCAGTCCAACTCAAAGAACCCATTCCTTGGATTTTCTGGATTCACATTCACCTGCAGAACCTTGACCATAGGTTCTTCGCTTTTGATGATCTTTTTAGATTCTGTGTTTTTTGTTTTTTTAACTTTCATATCTATATTTTAATGTACTTTTATAGTTTTATCAACTTGATTTTGATAAAAATTTACCAAATTTTTAAAAAATTCTTCATGTTCTTCTGGAGATGCATGGTAATTATTATCTTTACAATATTTGCCATTGGGATTTATATCAAAATAAGGTGCCACATTATTTGGAAATATTTTTTTATATATGTCATACTCTTCTCGAAAAAACGATATCAAATAAATTTTAATTTTTTTTTTTTCAACTTCATCAAGGAACTGTCGAATTAAAGGAATCTGTACAGCTAGTAAAGGAACAATATCTAGATGTACAAAATAATCCAAAATATTTTTTGGAGTCATACCAGTAAACTCATCAATAAAAGTATCTTCTTTAGAATTGTCTGAATGTAATGACCATCTATGTACTTCTCCGGTTGTAGTATTTTTTATCTGTCTACCTAGAACACTAATAAGTTGTAAAAAAATAACATTGGAATGATTATATTTTAAAAAATATTTTATATTTTCTATTATCTCCTGATTTGTCAATGCTCCTAATCCAAAGTTAAATATGCTCATATTTTTAAATTTTTTTACAAACATATCCGCAAAATTATCTTTATTTTTAATAGGAGGCTTTCCTTTTTCAAAATTCCAATCAGTCATACTGGCGCCAAAAAATACAACATCGGCATTCAACCCTATTTGATTAAATTTTTTAATAGATTTAACTTTGTCATTTCTTTCTCCTTTAAGAGTTAGACATGGTATCCTTAATTCATACAAACCGTTAAGATTTAAATCAATTGTGTTTACAACATGATCATCTAAATAAAGATTATCTATAGTTTTAAAATTGCCGATAGAAGGATTAATCACAATGTCATTAATTGAAATATTTTTAATTTTAATACTTTGTTCGGGTTCGTTTGTAACAACAAATTTGTCTCTTCCTGAGCGTTGTATTTTTATTGATAAAAAATTATTATCTAAGTTAATAATTTCTTCAATTTTAATAAGAGCATTTAATTTTTGATTAATAAATTCTACGTCATTCAACCACATGATACAGTGAGGTGATATTATTTTAAATGTAGGTTCTAGTTCGATAGTTATTTTTTGTTTTACTATCATAGTATATTACGTACCCCATGCATTTTTAAACAGAGGCACCTGTAATCTATCGCTGTATCTGTAGCCCATCTTCATGGCCAGTTCCGCCACTGTTTTGTTGTGCATGTGATACACACTCTCCACCCCGCCCACGGGCATGAGATATACCGATCCCGTAAATCCATGTTTCTTGTAATCTTTCACTGCTTCTATGGCCTCATAGGCATCATCCATATCAGCAATCACAAATTTCAAATACACATGACCCACTTCACCATATTCTGCAACTACTTCAGGCAGTATGGCTTCTTCCTTCTTCTCTCCGCTCACACTCAATTTCGCACTCACAGAGAATGTTATGGATTCTCGGCTTCTAACATTTTTCTTGCTCCATTGGGAGAGATAATCTTTGAAATCTCGGTGTAACTTTTGTGTGCCATTGGTTTCAAAAGTGATCTCCTTTAGATCCTGCATCTTCGCATGCTCCAACACATCTGGATATGATCTCTGCCAACCCAACAATGGTTCACCGCCTGTGAATATAAAATGTTCATCCACCCATCGTTTGTGAGGCAATATCTCCATTGTTCTTTCCACGATGGCGTCGCACGTCAGCATGGGAGATAAATCTTTGAATCTCGGATCCCACGATGCATATGAATCACAGCCTGTGTTCACCAAAGGTAATTCTTTGTAATCTTTGAATGGATGCAGTTTGTGTTGCTCAAACACTCGATCATGCTCATCACTCCTCATGCCTCTGGGCAATCCGAAACCGGAACAAGTGAAGTTGCAGCCAAATGTTCTCAGGAACACCGAAGGCACACCCATGTAGCGACCTTCTCCTTGTATGCTGTAAAATAGTTCCGCTACCTTAATTTTGCTCATTTAATGCCTCGACTGCTTCTAATATTTCTTTTATAGAAAATGTGTTATTTTTCTTCTGTCTATTCAATGTCTCAACTGCTTCCAATATTTCTTCCATGGAATATGTGCCATGTTTTTTCTTTTCCATTTCTGGATCGCTATCTAGAGTATATACTGGATATTCCTTTTCGTCAATTACCGAATACATATCGGTCTACTATTTCTTATCTTTTTTGTCTAATCTAACCACGTTGCCGCTCTTGAAATGGCCCACGGTCTCTCTCTGTATGTCATCGTGGTTGAATTCTGCCCAATAGAGCTCAAAGGCCACCCCATCTTCCATGCCCTCGAACGAATGCATCAATCCCGGCTTGACCCTGGTGAAGTCTCCAGGTCCCAATATGGTTTCGTCTATGAGATCGTAGTCCTTCTGCCAGACTCGTATCTTCATACGGCCGCTGACCACGTAGAAACCGTTCCATTTGTACTGATGCTTGTGTTTGGAGCAGACGCCACCTGCCTTGAAATCTATCCTGTGGAATTCCAACACACCATTGGCGTGTATCAACTCCGTCTGCCCCCAAATTTTTCCTGCCTTGTTGCTCATGTGTATATTATAAGGATATTTAGATCATAAGTCAAATAACCAAAAATATTCGATTATCCTACCAATTTCCTATCCAATTTCCTTGCCAGGTAGGCCAGCAATAGGCCATAGGCCGGCACGAACACAACCTGTCCCACTATGATCTTGACCATGGTGTTGTTGAAGGCCACCGCATGCACCCACGGTTGTGGATAGAACGCAGTGTAGAAGAATATGTAGGTGTCTATGACGTTGGCAGCTATCATGCTCAGCGCCGGTGCCGCCCACCAATTATTTTTATATTTTTCTCTGATCATCTGGAACACATACACATCCAACAGTGTGCCGATACCATAGGCCACTCCCGATGCTATGCCCACTCTGTAGGCGTGCTTGTCGCCCAGATATAAGAGCACCAGTACCGATGCCACGATGGCCGGTACGATGGCCAACGCAACCACTGCCCTTGCGCTCTGCTTACCGATCAATCTCACAGTGAGGTCGCTTGCCACCACCACCAGCGGAAAGGTGAATGCCGCCGCTGCCAGGGGAAAGTTGGTCTCCCACCCCAATATATTGATCTTTTCCGCGAACAAACTGAATCTTATAGTAACCAAGTAATTGCTCACAGCGATAATGATCGTGTGCAATATCACAAGGTTCCTGACCAATATCTTGTCCGTGCCTTTCAAAAGGTCCTGTACAAACTGTATCATTTTTTTCTCCTGTTGTTTTTCATTTTTGCCATTCTTCCCATGGAAAAACCACCCATTGCGGATTTTCTTTTTTGTCTATCTCATAACCAAAATAGTCAACTTTTACTGGGGAAGGCCTGTTGTTGATAACCACCGCAAACTTAACTCTGTCATGTCGTCCGAAATTGTCCAAGATATATTGGAAGGTGGCTCCGGTGTCATTTATGTCATCTATGATCAATATTTTTTTCTGGAAAGCGAATGCTTTCTCCAATGCCGACAGATTGGGCTTGGCGGCGTTATCCCTCAATCTCACATCCAAGACAGCATGTTCCTTCTTCAACCTGTGGGAAAGGTAAACTCCCGGAACGCAACCACCTCGGTTGATGCCCAGCAAGATATCAGGCAGCCACATGTCATGCACCAACTTGTCCTCTATCTGTATCAGTGCGTTGCGCATCTGTATGTTGGTGAAATATAATTTTTGCACAGTCATGTTATTTTCCATCGAACACCCTGTTGATCACGTTGTTCACCCTCACGAAGTGTGCGCACTTGGGCATGTCTTTGATTCTTCTTGCTCCTATGTATGTGCAGGTGCTTCGCACACCGCCCAGGATCTGTTCCACGGTGTCCTTGACAGGACCTCGGTCATCCAATAAAACTGTTTTGCCTTCGGTGCCTCTGTAGCCATCTTTTCTCATTCCGTGTTTCTCGAACGCTGATTCTGAGCTCATGCCATAGAACACTCGCTTGCCGTCTCGCAGTTCCAGTTCCGATTCGTCATGTGCTGCCAGCATGCCTCCCAGCATCACGAAATGCGCCCCGGCCGCCAGGGCCTTGGCCACGTCACCGGACTGAGTGCAGCCACCGTCAGCTATGATGTGTCCACCCACCCCGTTAGCAGCGTCAGCGCACTCCACTATGGCGGAAAACTGTGGCACTCCCACTCCGGTTTGTGTCCTAGTGGTGCAAACCGATCCAGGACCTATTCCTATCTTGACCACGTCCGCTCCGTTGATGATCAATTCCTCTGTCATTTCTGGTGACACCACGTTGCCCGCTATCAGCACCTTGTCCGGATACTCCGACCTTATCCTCTTGACGAAGTCCACGAACTGCTCATGGTATGCATTGGCCACATCCACAGTGATGGCTGGTATGTCCGGAAATGCCTGCATCACCTGTTTTAATGTTTGATAGTCTTGCGTCTGCTCGTCCCATATGGCACCAGTGCCCACGCAGGCCGACACATATTTGAATTTCATTCCTGTGCCCGCTGTGTTCTTCCAATCCTGGAATGTGTAATGTTTTCGTATCACTGTCAGCATCTTGTAGTGCTGTAACACCCTGGCCATGCTGAACGTGCCCACTCCATCCATGTTGGAGGCCATGATCGGAGTGTACGAAAGTTGTTTCTTGCTGTTGCGGAAAGTAAAATCTCTAGTAATATCCACATCTCTGCGGCTGTTCAGGGTGGATCTCTTTGGCTTCAGCAGCACATCCGAATAATCCAGATGTATGTTGTAATCAATTCTCATCGACCTCTTCCTCTCTGCTTCTGCACATCTTTAATATATTTTGATAATGCTCCCAGGCCTGTTTCAGCGCAGGATATTTTTCATACAATTCAAACTCGTAATTCCTAAGAGCTGTTGAGCTCCACCCATCATAGGACACAGTGAAAGATGTTGCCGCGGTGCCGCTGCCCACGCCCTGCGGCAATACCGAGTTTGGATTCACTGAGAAAATACCAGGAATGTGCACTGCTCCGGTCTTGGGATCAAGATATCCCGGAGATGTTTGATTCTCCAATTCGGGAAATAGAGGACAGGTGCTGACTGTTGAGCTGTTAACCATTGGGACCACACTGAGTTTCTTGTAATTGAATGTTGTGCATGAATTCGTTCTTCAATGCGGGATCGTTTTTCAACAGACCTTTCAGAACAGTGGTCTGTGTGCTGGAGTTTATGCTCCTAATGCCCCTGTTCTCGCAGCAGCCATGCCTTGCCCTGATGTACACTCCCACCGCCGGACTCTCTGTGAGCTGTGATATCTTGTATGCTATCTTCTCTGTTAATTCTTCCTGCAGATGTCCGCGAGCTGCCTGATGTTGTGCTATCCTCGTGTATTTGCTCAATCCGATCAACCTCTTGCCTGGCAGGCAGCCAATGTAGCACACTCCTGTGACGGGTTGATGGTGATGCGAGCACATGCTCCTGATGTCGGACCTTATCACGATCAGTTGATCATAACGACCATCCTCGTTGGGAAAAGTTGTGACTTCGGGCGCGGGATTGTACCTGCCGCCCATTATCTCAGTGATGTACATCTTGGCCAATCTCCTGCCCGTGCCTGCACTGTTGGGATCATTGGTCCTATCTATTATCAGACTGTCTAGCACTGCATCGAACTTCGTGGTCAATTCATCGATGAGTTTTTCTCTCTCGCCTTCTTGTATGTACTTGCTGATGTTATCTGCCGCAAAGAATCTCTCTCCTGCCTTGACGATTCTTTCGCGTATCTGTTGGCTGACAGGCTTATTTTTGTCCACCCATGTGTCCATCAAACCTTGTACCACGGGGTCTTTATTAATGTCGCTCATCAGTTCAAATCTTTTCTGTTGATCTTGTTATACCATTTTACAGCAGTCTGCACTATGTTGTCAATAGAACTATGCTTGGGTTCCCAACCCAATTCCGTTTTTGCACGTGTGGTATCGGCCACCAGTACCGGGGGATCTCCTGCTCTGCGATCCATTTCCGCGATCTTTATGTTGCCCACATATTTTTTGATGGTTTCCAATAATTGCCTGTTGCTGGTGCTGACACCAGATCCCAGATTATATCGCTCACAGATCACATCGCCCGATGCACGTTGAAGGGACAATACATGCGCATTGGCGAGATCGGTCACATGCACATAATCCCTCACACAGGTTCCGTCTGGAGTGTCAAAGTCAGTGCCAAACAACTTGAATTCTCTGTTGTGATATGCTGCTTCTATGGCCAGTGGTATGATGTGTGTTTCATCCTCTCTCAGTTCGCCTATTTCGCTGTCAGCATCTGCCCCTGCTGCATTGAAATATCTCAAGCTCACACTGCTCAATCCATAGGCCACATAATAATCTTTCAGTATGTTCTCCACCATCAATTTGCTCCTGCCATAGGGATTGATTGGTTGCAGATTGGTCTCTTCGTCGTCGGCTATGCCATTTCGGGGAATGCCGTAGACTGCCGCGCTGGATGAGAACACGAACTTGTTAACACCTGCCTCTCTCAACCGATCTAATAGTTGCACAGTCATTATCACGTTGTTCTTGTAATATTTAGATGGATCTCGCACCGACTCTCCCACTTGTGTGTGTGCGGCGAAATGTATGCAAGAATCTATGTTGTATCTGTGAACTATTTCTTTTAGGAAATCTATATCTCTAGGCAAGTGGCATTCAAATGCCGGACCATATTGTGTGGCCCATGGTTTGGTCTTTATATCACGGTCCACTACCACGGGAGTGAAACCATTTTTTGTCAGTTCCTTGGCAGTGTGTGAACCAATGTAACCGGCCCCTCCCACAACCAGCACTGACTTGTTCATGCCTTTAATATTTGCTTTCGGATGCGGTGTTTCTATAATGCCTGCCATCTCTCCTCCACTGCTCGCCCTTGCCCATCATGATGTCAATCATCCTATCAATGGTGCCATCGGTCCAGTCGGATATCTGTCCCATGTTGGCGGATGGTCGAGATAATAATGTTTTTAATTTTTCCATTGCGTCTCTGCCACTCCATGGCACGTACATCCTGGTCTCATCATTGGCAAAGGTCTCTGGGAATGATCTATACGCTGGGAACAGCACATTGCAGCCCAGTGTGTCTGCCTCTGATACTGTGTTGGACACCCAATCTTGCAGGGCACAGTTGAACAACACTCTGGTGTCATTCAATAGTTCATAATAATCATTTTTTTTTAGGTTCTCATAGATTTTTAATGTACCTGCCTCGGCCATCATCCTTACTCGATTAACATAGACAGGATTGTTGGACCTCAAGGGTCCCCCACAGAATACGGCAAATTCCACAGCGGGCAAAGTTTTGTTTGCATGCCATTGTTCTATCAGATCCATGAAGAATCCAGGTTGTTTCTCCTGATCCCATCTGGCAGCAAATCCAACTCTGCGAGATCTTTGCTCAAATGGTTTGATCTTTTTGACTCTTTCCAGCACTTCTGCCTTGCCATAACTCAATCCAGATATGTTATAGATAGGAGCCCGCCAATTCGCTATCCTCATATGGGCCACCATCTCTTCATTGGTTGCAAGAATATGCACATTGGGTATCTCATTACACATCTGTTCATATAGGCTCATCCACCGGCTCATGCCCCAAACATGTACGAAATCATCCGGGTCTATGGCCTGCGCCAGACATCTTAGATAGATCCTTGGCCTGTATTGTTCTGGAGATTGTTGTATGATATAAGGCAGTGATTCCATGCCCGGTTGGAACATGTCCTCAAAGAATATCACGTCATCTGATGTGATTTCTCCCGCTTTCATCATCCGAACCAGATTCATCATTTGACTCATGCCAAAATAACTTCTCCCATGGGCGTCTAATACCTGTCCTGTCACTATCGCTTTGGAATTATCTATAGTGGTGCCCGGAACGATCACATAATTTATACCACGTCTTTTATATACTCGTTCGGTCCAATCTGTCAATTGGAAAGTATATCGTGCCTGATAACTTTCAAGGCCCATATAAAATAATTTTCTCATTTGTTGTTCCTTTTTATTAATTCTTTGTAGGGTTACAAACCCATGTAAAATATTTTCATCGAGCAACCTTTGCTAATTTAACGCCACCATCACTGGTGTGTTTGATATCATAATCACATTTCGCTCGGAGATGCAGCCAGGTCCTGATCTTTTCATCTCGTACAAACAGGGTGACAGTGTCTTCCATGTCATCGTTGTAGCCGTGATAGGCCCAGATGAAATCCTTGCCATAGACGTAGCCAGCACTGCCCATCATGGTGCACACATTGGCCACAGCATCCACGAACGTGTAGTCGGCATTGAGTGCTCCGCCACCTATGGGAAGATAACCTTTCCTTCGGGTCAGCGTCTTGACCGGCACGTTGACTTCTATTTTAACCTCTGAGGTATTCTGTTTTCGACCCATTTTCTCCATCTTCTGATACCTCTATTGTTATTCTCCTGCCTGGAAAACTTTCTATGATAGCAAGATATAGGTCATCCGATATCATTTCGCAGCTCTTGTTATCCAAGGACAACGTGTTCTCTGTGTATAATTTCTCCAACCATCTCTTGAACTGTATGAATTCTATGTCTCTGTCGTGGTGGAACACCTCTATCTCCACCCGGAAATGGAACATGTGCCTGTGCGGATGTCCCAGGAAGCTCACGTCATACTCGTCGCCTGTGGCCAATTTGGGATCCGTCAGCGCCGCGGGATATTTGTGTATGCCTTCCTTGCGGAAGGTGACCCAGATCCTCTTTTCGCTAAGGTTTAACTTCTCTCTCAATGCCTGTGATCTGTATGCCTCAATCATTTTATGATCTCATCCTTGCCATATTGACCCCAATCTGTGAATCCTGCCTTGTCTTTGAAGTCTCGCATGCTCATGGTCCACACGCCCGGATTGCTATGCCGGAAAGCCACGTCGTCGATCTTGATATGCAATTGCTTGTCATCGTCGCTGTCTCGGAATATGATCGAGCAGAATGGTATGAACTTGGGCTCGTTCCATATCAATGCAAATCTTTTTTTAACTTCCTCATGATCTGCATAGGGATAATCAATTGTGACATAATAACCATTGTCTAATAATTTTTTTATTTGGAAAACATGTGTGCCTATAGTGTATTTGAATGTCCTGTTGGCACCATAATACACTGCCTCGCAACCGTTCAGCGTGGCCAGTTCCAATACTTCGTCAGTGTGCAATTCGTTAGTGGCCAAGAACAATGTTCTTTTACCATATGCCATGGTGTGCTCAATTTCTATACCTGTAAATACCTTTACTAAGGTATTGTCAAAATGACCTGTGGCATAATCTCTGTGCATATTGTGTAATTGTAGCATAATAAAGTTATCAGTCAAGATTAATTTATTTTTACCAATTCTTTTTCCAATTCTGCTATCTGATCTTTCAGAGACAGCTTCTCTTTCTTTAATCTCATCAATATAGTTTTGCTTTCCGGGCTCCTGTCATGGAGCCTCAATTCCGTGACTTCTGCCACCTTTCTATTTAGGTAATCGTGATGCAGTTGTAATTTCCTTAACTTTTTGTTTTTGTTTGCCATTTTATGCTCCTTCGAATAGTGAACTGAAATTATTCTTGCCCTTGCCTCCACCTGTGGCCCTCTGCCATCTGGTTCCCCTGAGATCTGCAAGGAATGACGTGGTAGAACTGATCAATTCCATGGGTTTCGCAGACTTGAACAGCTCTTCAACAAATGTGTTGAAATATAAAATATTACGTGGAACGAAATCACTCATTTGATCCGTGTTGTCTGAATCTTTGATCTTTCTCCAATGTTTGACCTCGGGTTGATGCTTGATGGATTCTATGTCATTCATGTCATTGGCAATCTGTACCGCTCTGATATGATTGTAAACATTGTGTGCCATCATTAATACATAACTGAAACTGTCCCAAGAGGTCTTGCCTTCCTTGTTGTTTTTGTTTAGGTCGCCTTCTCCATACCAACAAACATCTCCCATGTTCAATCTGTTTCCTATGGCAGATTTGAATGGGAATGGTATGGTGCTGCCTTTCAATCTCCTGTCATCTGGTGCCTTCTCCATGATGTAACTCCATCTCTTTGGAGTGAATAGATTATGCGTGTAGACCAATCCATTGGCTGTGCTTAAGAAAGCAGATGCAGAATCAAAACTGATTGTGACGTCTGGATTTACATGTTTCCTTAACTGTCTCTGTATCTGTGTTAGGAAACAAGCCCAGTCCAGTTGTGATGTGCCCAGCACGTGTATCCAATTTTTTTTATCTAATTTTTTCTCATCTCTCATTATGATCAATCTTTTTAATAGCACTTCCATGTCGCACATGTTGATTCCTCCCATTGCCCAACCTTCGAACTCGAAATCTTTGATGGCATTATACCATGTTTGTGCTGTCTCCCAGTCGTCGCCCTGCAACACGTTTAGAAATTTTGTATGTCCCAGCCTATTCTTTTGAAAAAATTTGTTGTTGTAGATTGTGCCATTTAGTGTATCTTCGAAACTTTTCAATCCTGTTTTTGGAGAATTAAGGTCATCCGCCGCCCAGGTCGGCACGTCCAATGTCATTGACCAATCCGCGGTGAGCTCCAACCAATTCAAAATATCTGATCTAGTTTTATTGGCTTTGTTGCCTTCGAAATCCTTCCAATCAAAATTTATGACGCCCTTGCCTATCTGGTATCCACCAGAGTCTCCAACTATTATGGAAAAATCCCTATCTCTCTGCACGCACATGCTGTCAGCAACAGGGGCCTTGCTAACCTCCAGGCACGCATGTCCCGCCGAGTACAGTCCCACATCATAGGTGAAATATCCCTTTTCCGGATTGAGAAAGTTCAATCCTTCCACATTGTTTTCAAAAGCCGCTGGTATCCTTTCCTTGGGTATGTGATCACCTTTTGCTCTCTGTTTGCTAATGAAAGTGTTGTAGAAGTTGGATATGGCTGGCAAGAACTTGGCGAAGTCCCTGTTCAAAGGTGCCAGATGTTCTTGCCTGTGATCTGCCATTACTGTGCCTGTGCTGGTATGATGTAACGATATATTCCCACTCCCGAATCCACAGTGAACTGCATCGCGCCCTCGTTAGAGAAATGCAGGATGACCTTAGCGGAATCGCTTAGCTTCAATATCTGCAATATCTGTGCCACCGGCCAGCTCCAACCCTTGTTGAGAGTGCCCTTGACACCCGTGGCAAAAGTGAATTCTCCACCATGCGATGCCTGATCACCAAATGTGAATATCAAATTGCTATTATCTGTCCTGACGACGAACGTGTTGTGTTCTGTGTTTGCAACTGATTGGAAGTTGAATCTCTGAACGCCTGCCACTGTGGGCTCGATTTCCACGTCCCATTTTACGCCCTTGAATTTGATCGTTTTTAATTTCTCATTGATGATCTCAGCATTCATGAATCGATAATCGTTCTTGAAGTCACCTTTCTCATTCTCAAAGTGTATGCCCACAGGAACCTCGGCGCCGTTTCTCGTGCCCTTGATTACTGTGATGTTGGCCTTGTCCTTGTATTCAGGACACTTCAAGTGGATGTCCAATTTGTTCAATTGTGGCATTCCAAATGTGCCCGCCAATCCTGCCTGTGGCTGTTTGAATGTGCCTTGCAATATCACCGAGCGATCCTCAGCCATGGAATCGATCGCAGTCTCATCTGCCGTGCCCGTGATCTTGACCAGATCTAGGAATCCCAAACCATATGTGTGTTTGACTATGTCTCTCAATATGTCTATCATGTTTTGCCTGTTCTCTGAAGTTTAAAATCTAATTGTATAAGATATTTAGATAGAAATCAAGTGTTAAATTATTTTTCTGCTGGAATTTCTATCACTTTGTACAGCACCGGATTGTCTTTACCAGGTTTTTGAAATATGGCATAGTTGGCTGCCGGAGATAATTGATCCATCTCTATCACGTCATAGCCGGTTTCTCGGATCATTTTTTCCATTGTTGCTTTTGTGTTGTAGTTCCAATACCCCCTCTTTGCCTCATTGAGATCACGATCATATTCGCAGTTGGCATAGTGAATGAACGCATAACCGCCTGGTAACACCACCCTAAATAGATCTCTGAGATATTCTCTGATGTGTTCCTGTGTGAAGAAGGTAAAGGTGTCCCAGCTGAACACAAAGTTTACGGCATGGTTTGGTATCTCGGGACAGGCGGTCCTGTCTGTGGTATAGAACCTTATGTATTTGTGCTGCTCGGGTCTAAACAATTTCTCAATCTTGCTCTTGCAGTGTGGCAGCAGATCCACGTAAAAATTCAGCCGCCATGCCAGGAACGACCTGCTGAACCTACCATAACCCGGACCAATCTCAAGACTGTTGTAGAGTGCAGAACTGGCTCCCATCTTGGCGAACTGGCCGATCTTGCTCTCTATCTTGGCATGCAGCAACTTGTCATAGAGACTTTCTCTTCTCTCGTGCCTCCATTCCATGTCCTTGTTGTACCAATCTCGGGTTTTGTCCAACCGATCTATTTGATCTTGGTTGTTGATATCTACTGCCAATGCCAAATCTTTGAGTATTCTAAGATTGTCATTGATCAATTTTTGAAAGTCATGTGCTTTTATTTTTTCTAATTTTTCAATGAGTAATTTTATTTCTTCTATGCTCAACATCTTTATGTCAATTCAAATAATTTATTGAATGTGTTAGAACTTTCTGTGGATCTCACGTCCCATTCCAACACACCGATCAAGTTCTCTATTTTTCCATCCAATACGCTCTCTTCCATGCCATCAGAATCAAAATGCAATTGCTTGAACCATTCTGGCAATCTCTGCTCATCCACAGGATATGCGATTGAAGTGTAACCCAGAGGATTGTTCTTTAACTTGCACACGATCACTTTGGCTCCGTCAGTGATAGACATGCTGTACCGATCCCCATATATTTCTCTGCAGGTGTTCCAATTTATGCTGGCTCGCACATGTCCTGGCATGTTGGTTTTGCCTTTCTTCTTTTCTTCCTCGTGATATTCCGTGATGTTGTTGGCACGCTTGGGAGAACCTTTTTCCCAGCCCGGCCTAGATTTAAACTCTTTTCGAAATTGTTTAATTTTATCCAGTACTTCTGTCTCGGTCTTGCCAACCAGCACAAGATATAGTATCTCGCTGAGGAAATCCTGCACGAACACAGGAGTGTCCGAACGTTTGAGATCCAGTCCCATTGCTTTCACTTTGCCTTCCTTGCCTGCTGTGTCCACACGCTCGCCTTCCTTGTCAAAGTACAATAATGCATATCTTTTTTTAGTTATGAACAAGCCTTTGCTTGCCACCAATTCTCTGCCTGCTCTGATCACATCACCGCGGGTCTTGGGACAATGGAATGCTCTGGTCATGAATGCTGTGAATGTTTCATTCACTTCTTCGGCTATCTTGTCATAGAGAGCAATAATATTTTCTTTGCCCCATGGTATCTGTCCAGAGTTGATTTCTTTCTTTAACGTGGCATAGGCAGAAAAATACACAGAGTCTGTGTCACCGTATATCACACTCTCGCCCACGTGATCGTACTTGCCTGCGATGATCTCGTTGGTCTTGGCAGCCATGTGCTGCGTGATGCATCTGCCGGTCAGTGTCACTGATTGTCCAATGCGCATGTCGAAGAAACGACAGCCTGGGTTCAGTATCGCACCATACAGCGAGTTTAGATTGATTTTCTTAACCAATTGTCTCTTGTCCCAGAACTCCCGTTCGATCTCATTGTCCCCGCATTCGGCCATCTTGGTCTGCATTTCCTTTCTCTCTGCATACCATCTCTTCAACAATCCTGGTATGACTCCCTCAAACTCATAGGTGAATATGGTGCCATTGGCAGAGATCATCCACTGCCTGTTGCCATCAAACACAAGATCATGCAGTTGTGCCGCGCTAATCCTGACGCTGGTTCCGTCCTCCCAATCAATGATCAGTTCCGTTCCCTTGTCTCGGACCATGACCGCCTGATATTCCCAGCAACCGAACTGTCCTTCCCATGCAGTGGCGAACGACTTGCCCTGGTGCTTGGCCCTGTTAATCTCTGCCGATGTGATCACAGGGCGTATCTGCCCCACGATGGTCTCCGGCCCCATGTTCAAGGCCCGTATCACGGACGGGTAAAGCGAGTTTATGTCCACGGATCCTATCCAGTCGTGTATGCCTTTCTTGGGATAGGCCACATAGGCTCCTGCCGCTGTTTCTACTGGTGCCGACTCATCTCTCTTCATCCTGCCCGGCACTATCATTCCTCGCCTATGTGCCTCGTTGATGATGGCCTGTTCTGTCACTGCCACTGCTCCCATTGTGGTCTGCAGCAACACGGTGTTCTGATGTGCGATCTCATTGGCCAACTCAATGAATTTTAATTTCTTCTCCAGTTTCGCCAAGAGGTCGCAGTCCTGCCTGTTGTATTCTATGAACATGCCAAAGTCCTTGTTGTACAATTGATCCAGTGATCCCTCATACACGGTCTTCTTCTCGTCCAGTTCCCATTCACCTATGGCATCCAAACGATAACTGTGTCTCTCCTCATAGGTATATTTCCTATACAGTTCCAATAGATCCAGATGTACCCTGCCGATCAAATCATAGCTGATCTGTTCTCTGCCATATTTTTCAAATGTTCTCTTCTTGGGCTTCTCCCCCCAGAAACACAGTCTCCTGGTGTCATCGGAGCTCAACACTTTTTGTATCCTGCCAACGATGTAGGGCAAGTCATATCCTTCCGAATTCCAACCACTGATAACATCTCCTTCATCCACCAGTGTCAAGAAAGCGTCCAGCATGTCTTTCTCCTTGTCAAACAGCATCACATTGCTGAATCTCTCCACCTGCAGCTTGGCGTCCGCCATGCTCAATCCTTTAGGAGGGACTGCGAATGTGACTAACTGATCTGTCCAGTTGAGATAACAAGTTATGGCTGTGATGGGCATGAAAGGATCATCTGTGGTGGAGTATCCTCTCTGTGGATCAAAGTCTACTTCGATGTCAAAGAAAACCACGTTGAGCTTGGGGGCATCCTTGCCCAGATAGTTCTCTTCCAGGCAGCGGAAAACAGGATTGATGTCCTGTTCATATAATTTCTTGTTGCTCCTGATCTTTTGTTCCTTTATGAATTCCTTGAATGTGCTGCTGGTAACTTTATGTAGCGTCTCTCCATGGATGCTTCTGTGTTTGCCTCGGGAGTCAGGATAATAGAACACATATCTGGCATCATAATTTACGAATCTTCTTTGACCATTGTTGTCACGTTCAACCACCAACACTTTGTCATCATCTCTGCGATAGTAAGCGTCTATGTAACTCATAATAATTTGTTTATATTGTCTGCTACTATGCGATTACCTTCATTAGACATATGATTTATATCTCCAGGGTATGTTTTCCAAATATGATTATAATTATTCTTAATTTTTTTTGTATCATCTGGTTCATGAAATGTTATATGAATCGTATTCTTTAACAATAATAATTCTTTTACTAGCAATTCGTAAATGTCTAGTTGATAATCAAAATCATAATATTTTTTAATATATTCGTAAACTAGTCTTATTTCCTTGTTTATCTTACTATGATGTGCTAGATCGTTCAACATAAAATCATTTTCCGGTCGGTCAATACTATTTTTGTAAATTGGATGATTACGTGTGTGTATTCTCCATGGAGATGTGTAACAAATAATACTTTTATCAAAATTTAAATTTTGCATTATTTTCTTAAAAATTTTATATTGTCCAACACCATTTTGTGCAAAATTTTGTATTTCTACATCAATGTTTTTATTAAGCATGCTTACCCATCCTTTAGAATTTGCGGCAAAACTGTCTCCAAATACAAATAGTCTCATTAGAAAAATACCAAGTAATTGCCAATGCAATTCATCAGTGTGAACCAGCTGGCCAACATAGTTATCCATAGGTTCCTCCTGCGATAGGCAGAATAGGCCATGGTGGTGGATCCTATCAGATAGAAAGGAAACACCAAGTTCATCTGCGGGTGTGGGCTAGTGAATGTCAGCACCAAGGAACCAAATATAGTGAATATCAAACTGATCAGTTCATAGTAGAATGCCACATGATCCGTTCTATAACTATTGGTCCAGAATTGCCTTATGATGCCATACACTAGATCTTGCCTGCCGCGGATAATATGCTGTCCAACATGTCCATGTCATCGGCCACTGCCTTGTAATTGTCTCGGTGCGCAATTGAGATGGCTTTGTTGATCAGCGCTGGTTTGAGTTCCAACTCTTCGGACAGCGCTTTCACTGTGTCCTTGAGACCACTCTTGAGATCATCTATCTCTCCCAACACCTGGGAGCCTTCCTTGATCAGTTGTATCAATTTGGTTTTTTCTGCTTCGTTGAAATTTCTTCCTGACATTCTATCTCCTTTGTAATTGTTATTGTGTATTATATAACTTTGATGCGATTAGATCAATTACTTTTTCGCGGATTTTGCAATTGCCTTCCAGCGAGATTCAAACCATGTTCGCAAATTACCTTGTATAGCTTCGGGCAAGATCAACTCACCTGATGATTTGGAATAGCTGATGCCTTTTAGAACAGCCTTTATTGCTTCGTTTT